ATGACTCCGCGTAGGACGCCGCGCGTCTGCCTGCTGCTGGCCGCCCTGGCGTGCGGCGTCGTGGCGCAGACCCCGCAGCGGCCCGGGAGCAACGAAGCCCCCCCTGGCACCACGGTGCAGCCCGCCGCCGCGCGCCAGCAGACCAACTTCCCCTTCCGCGTCTGCGAGCTCTCCAGCCACGGCGACCTGTTCCGCTTCTCCTCGGACATCCAATGTCCCTCGTTTGGCCCGCGGGAGACCCACACGGAGGGCCTGTTGATGGTGTTCAAGGACAACATTATTCCCTACTCCTTTAAGGTCCGCTCGTACACCAAGATAGTGACCAACGTCCTCGTCTACAACGGCTGGTACGCGGACGCCGTGACCAACAGGCACGAGGAGATGTACTCCGTCGATAGCCACGAAACCGACCAGATGGATACCATCTACCAGTGCCACAACGCGGTTAGGATGACCAAGGAAGGGGTGGAACGCGTGTACGTGGACAACGACGGAGTGAACATCACCGTGAACTTGAGGCCGACCGGGGGCCTGGCGAACGGCGTGCGGCGCTATTCCAGCCAAACGCAGCTCCACGACGCCCCCGGGTGGCTGCTGTGGACCTACAGAACCAGAACCACCGTTAACTGCGTGGTTACCGACATGCAGGCCAAGTCCAACAGCCCCTTCAACTTCTTTGTGACCACGACGGGCCAGACCGCGGAGATGTCTCCCTTCTACGATGGGAAAAACAGGGAGACCTTCAACGAGCCGGCCGGCTCCTTCCACGTGCGGAATGATTACAAGATTGTGGAATACGACAACAGAGGGACGGTGCCCCAGGGCGAGCGGCGAGCCTTCCTGAACAAGGGCACCCACACACTTTCCTGGAAGCTCGAGAACCGGACCGCGTATTGCCCCCTGCAACACTGGAGAACCTTCGACTCCGCCATCGCCACGCATACGAACAAGTCTGTTCACTTTGTGACGGACGAGGGCACCGCCAGTTTTGTGACCAACATGACGGTGGGCATGGCCCTCCCGGAAGCCTTCAGGTGCATCGAGGACCAGGTGAACAAGACCATGACCGAAAAATACGAGGCCGTCCGGGACCGCTACGAGCGGGGCCAGGAAAACATTACATATCTTTTAACGAGCGGAGGGCTGTTGTTAGCGTGGCTGCCTCTGACCCCGCGATCGTTGGCCGCCGTCAAGAACCTGACGGAGCTGACCACGCCGACCCCCGCCCCCCGGGCCAGCCCGGCGCCCCCAGCTACATCGGCGGCGTCCGTTTTGCGACGAGCGAGGCGCGAGGCTGGCTCCCCCACCACGCCGGCCCCCAGAACCGAGGCGACGGCCGCCCCCGGAGACTCCCTCGGCACCCTCAACAATCCCGCCACCATCCAGATCCAGTTTGCGTACGACTCCCTGCGCCGCCAGATTAACCGCATGCTGGGCGACCTTGCGCGGGCCTGGTGCCTGGAACAAAAGAGACAGAACATGGTGCTGAGGGAGCTGACCAAGATCAATCCCACCACCGTCATGTCCGGCATCTACGGCCGGGCGGTGGCGGCCAAGCGCCTGGGGGACGTTATCTCCGTCTCCCAGTGCGTCCCCGTCAACCAGGCCACCGTCACCCTGCGCAAGAGCATGCGGGTCCCGGGCTCCGAGACCATGTGCTACTCGCGCCCCCTGGTGTCCTTTAGTTTTATCAACGACACCAAGACCTACGAGGGGCAGCTGGGCACCGACAACGAGATCTTCCTCACCAAGAAGATGACGGAATCGTGCCAGGCGACCAGCCAGTACTACTTCCAGTCCGGCAACGAGATCCACGTCTACCACGACTATCACCACTTCAAGACCATCGAGCTGGACGGCATCGCCACCCTGCAGACCTTCATCGCCCTAAACACCTCCCTCATCGAGAACATTGACTTTGCGTCGCTGGAGCTGTACTCGCGTGACGAGCAGCGGGCCTCCAACGTCTTTGACCTGGAGGGCATCTTCCGGGAGTACAACTTCCAGGCGCAGAACATCGCCGGCCTGCGAAAGGATTTGGACAACGCGGTGTCAAACAACAGAAATCAATTTGTGGACGGCTTGGGGGAACTGATGGACAGTCTGGGGGGCGTGGGGCAGGCAATCACCAATCTGGTCAGCACGGTTGGGGGGCTGTTTAGCAACCTGGTCTCTGGTTTCATCTCCTTTTTCAAGAACCCCTTTGGGGGCATGCTCATCCTGGTCCTGGTAGCGGGGGTGGTGTTCCTGGTCATCTCCCTCTCGAGGCGCACGCGCCAGATGTCGCAGCAGCCGGTGCAAATGCTCTACCCGGGTATCGACGAGCTCGCTCGTCGCCACGCCACGGGCGAGGATCAAAACATTACTCCCATCAGTAAGCCAGAATTGCAGGCCATCATGTTAGCGCTGCATGAGCAAAACCAGGAGCAAAAGAGAGCGGCTCAGCGGGCGGCCAAGCCTTCGGTGGCCAGCAGAGCACTTAAGGCAGCGAGGGAGCGTATGCCGGGCCTGCGCAGGCGACGCTATCACGATCCCGAGACCGCGGCGGGGCTGCTTGAGGAAGCGGAGACTGAGTTTTAA